ATTTTAGAGCCTATTTTATGTTTATTATACTCCAATAATGAACTATACATAGGGAGTAGATTGAAAGGTTTGCTCCCTATGACTAAAGAAGCTGACATTCAAATAGCTTGCAACCAATACCTAGAATACTTAGCCAAGACCTACAATTTTAGACATTTTCATGTACCTAATGAGGGTAAAAGGTCTATTCATTACCATGCTAAGATGAAAAAAATGGGTTTAAAGTCTGGCTGTCCAGATATTATTGTAGAGTATCCACCAGGGAAAATATTGTATATCGAGCTTAAAGCACCTAAAGGTAGATTGTCTGATACTCAAAAATTGTGGGCTGTACAATCAGAAATTTTGGGTACTCCGCACTTTGTAGTGAAAGGGGAAATAACAGAATGTCTTGACTTAGTTGGAGGCATTATAAAGCAAAACATTCCTATGCGTTAATATTGTACCCCTTTTTTCTTTAATATACGCTGTACAGCCCTTAAATCGCCCTTATTGGGCATTCTATAACGTCTTCTACCCTTTCTTTTCTTCATAGGTCGCTTATCTATGAGTTCAGATAAAGTAGATGTGGTAGTAAAACCCTCCATTACTTCTTTTTCATTTTCTTTTTCTTGGGAGGTCTACCGACTTTTTTTCCATAAGTTCCTTTTCCTTTTGGCATGATACTTTCCTTTCCTCTGCACAATATCTACAATTAGCTTCGCATTTTCCTAAAATACAGTCAATAAACTCTTTGCCAAATTCTTCTTCTAAATCATCTTTTCTTTTTGTCATTTATAGCCTTATGCCAGAAGTAATTGGCTATACCATTAAAAAATTCATACAACTTCATATAAAACTTACTCATTTTGTTTACTCGTGTTTAAAATTATTTTTTTTGTTTTTCTCACGAGTGTGGCATTTACAGTTACATTCTTCTTTATCACACTCATAAGCCTTACAAGTTTCACAACTCATTTTGTTAAACCTTTCTGCTTTTCATATGTCCTAAGTCCACCCAAGCCAAGCATACCCATTAAAACAGTCATTAATGAACCCATATCAAAGGTTGGTAACTCTGGGAGTGCTACACCTATATAGGCTGTTAAGAAGATAACTATAGGCTGTAAAACAAAGTGCCAACATAATGCTATTCCACAAGTCCAACCTATAAAGGGTCTCCAACCTGCAACAAAGATGGATTTATGACTAGCTTCTGCTTTGTTTATTTCTAATTGCCCTTTAGCAAGCTCTTGAGCGTGTTTCTCACTCATAGTCGCTATATCATGTGCTAATCTAGCCTTTTGGTCTTTATCCTCTATAAACTTATCTAAAAGCCCTGTAACTGGTGCTATTAATGCTTGTATCATAAACTTTTCCCCATTTTCTCTATTAATCTATCTGCCCTGTTAGTGGTTTGCCTATACCAAAGTGAATCTTTCATTTCAGCTTGTGCTTTTGCTATATCCCCATCAAGTAAGGCTTGTTTAAAATTTCTAAATTTATTTAATCTTGGTAAACCTAACTGAAACACCATATGAGTAACACATTCTTTAATGTTATCGTCTAACTCAATACCCTCGCAGAACTTCTCAGCATCATTAATAGCCACATATAAATCAACCTCAAAACATTCATCAACTCTTTCTTTTGATACTTCTGTGCCTACTTCCATATCATTCTCTGGGTCTGTAGCCCTACATAAATGACCTACACCAAAAGTCTTATATCCTAAATGGTCATTATAAACTTCATACTTAACACCCTCTTCAAACATAATATCTTTTTTTAAGTGTTCTATATCCATTATTTATCCCCTTTATGTTCGTGACCCATCCATATGCCAAATACACCTGTCATAACACCCATAACAACCGATACAAAGGCTGATTGTTGTGAGCTAGGATTATCTAAATCCATGAACCATTCAGCACATCTCCAACTCATTATGGTACTAGCAAGCATCATAAATCTTGGTAATATCTTCCATTTTAGAAATGTCTCAACACTCATTGTTTTAAAACCTCATTTAATCCAAAACCCTCTAATAAAACTAAGGTAAAGAATAACAATAAAATTCCACCAGCTATTAGTTTACCAGAAAAGTTTGTTGAGCCTATCTTTATGGCTACAAATTCGTTGCCCAATATTCTTAAAGATAATTCAAAACTGTTTTGACCGATATCTAAATTGACTATTTTTTTATCTTTTTCCATTAATACACCTTTACTTTCTCAGTATCTACAAAAGGTATTAGCTTACAAATACATTCATAGACCTGTGGTTTGTCGGCTTTCATGTAGGATTGATTGTTTAATTTGTCTCTGTACTGTATGCAGATATTAACATTTTCAAAGTAAATACCACCATTAACAATTCCGTTTAATGTACAAGCAAGCATAAAGGCTGTCATTTGGCTATGCTCCTCAAGCTTTCCATTACTTTATCTATGCTAGGCTCATTGCCATTAGGATTAAAAACACATTTGTACTGTTTAGGACAGCCAACCCTTATATCTGCAAATTCCATTTCATAAGTTTTATTAGCACCCTTATAAATACAAGCCATTTTATCTTTGAAAACTTTTTGCTTCATTAACCTGCAAGTGGTCATTTTGGGTTCTTTTATGATGCCTTGTCTGACTTTCTGGTCATATGTGTAATCTTTAGCTAATACTTTTACACTCACAACGATAAAAGCAATTACTAAACCAATGATGATAAACCCATATGCAACCCATTTAACAACCTCTAATATTTCTTCTTGTTCTTTTTTAGCTTTTAATCTGGCTTGTTTTTGAGCTTCTTTGGCTTGATTAATTCTATCGGCTCTTTCAGCCAATATAGAATCCCAAGCAGTAGCACCAAACCTAAGATTAATCATAGTTTTAAGTTCTTGCCTACGTTCTTCTAATAGTTTCCTATTAATAAAATCAGTTGCAGAATTTTCTACAGAGCCAAATTGTTCCTTTAATGATAGACCTTTACCTTGACCTTTATTCATCTGCTCTTCGCCCAGAAAAAAGCCGTCTATCTGTTTAGCAATATCTTTAATGTCGTTTACAGTACTTATGTTGCTCTTGATGAAATCTACTGACTTTTGAACTAGAGCTATACCAGTAAGGATTTCAGCAACTACCATATTTACCTCAAGAGTAGAGTAGCCATCATAATGATTAGAGTTCCTGCTGTAGCTATCATGATATGTTCAATACGTTTAATTCTTAAAATGGTTTCTTTCCATCTTTCAGCACATACAGCTTCATGAGTATCAATTTGGGATTTTACTTCACTGGCTTTGACCATTACTGCTCCTTTGCTTCTTCAATTCTATCAAAAGCTTCTTTGTTTTTTATTGACTGAATTAACTGATTAGTAAAACTGTTTTGTGCTGTTGTCACTTGGTCTAAATCAAATCTAATTTTAGCAGACTTAGCTTGCAGGTCTTTGATTTGTGCAATTAAATAATTTTCATTTTCATCTAACTCAGTAGGGTCATATTCTTGCCCATCAATGGTTATTACATTATTAGACATTACCAAGATACTCCACTTGCTGTTGTTGGATTAGCTAAAGCATCTATCTGACTAGCTATTCCTGCTTCTATTGATGTAACTTCATCTGCACCTAAAGCATCTTTAGCCCATCCTATAGCTTGTGCTTCAGTGATATCTGCATATGGTGTTGGTGTGCCTACAAGTGTTACACCGACTGTGCCATAAGCTGACCCTGTGTTTCCATCATCATCTTCATCTGTTGCTCTCCAATGCAAGACAGTCACAATATCTGTGTTATCTCCCTGCACTAAGTCTCTTTCCATATTTGCGATTGTCCAAGTTACTGCCATTTTATTGTCCTTTTATTTAAATAGCCGATATTATAAATGCTAGTAATTGATTATATCTAACACCTAATCTAGTTTTTTCTGTGTAGCCCTCAGTTGCTTCGTCTTTGGTATCCATATATGTGTAAGCATCTTTAGCTTCTATGCCATTTGCTTCATCAGCTACTACTGCATCTACACTTATTTCTTTTTGCCACCAAGTGTTAGACGTAAACATTGCATAATCACCTGCATCTAAACCCTCTGCTGTAAAAGCATCTTGTAAGTCTTGTGCTATAATACCAAAGTGAGTTCTTGCATTATCACCTTTTTCTGCGACTGAATCTATCCATCTAAACTTTCTCATAAGACCTTTAGCGACTACAGCTACTCTTTGTTCTGCATCACTTAGTTCTTCTATATCTTGCTTTTCGTTTCTATCTGATGTTTGGATTGTGGCATTGGTTGCATAGATGTCGTCAAACCTTACACTGCTTATGCCTAAATCAA